TTAAACGGTGCAAAGAACGAAGCTAGTTTTGTTCAGCAATTAAGAGCGGAAGGTGCTGAGATTGCTAGAATTGTAGAAAAGGCTATGCAAAAGAAAGAGCGTACTAAATATATGAGGGCTTAATTTATGATTGTTGCTATTTTAGGTACTTTAGTCTTTCAAGTAGTCGACAATGATTTTCAGTCTTTTGAATTAAATAATGAGTTTACTTATGCTACTCACAAAAAATTAGACGGAAAAGCTAGTTTGCAACAAGTTGGGGATGATCTAAATCGGATTCAATTTGATTTAGTTTTTCATCGTCGCTTGATAGATCCTGAAGATGCAATAGTAGAATTGAGAGAATTAGCTAGTCAAAAAATACCTTTACCTTTTGTTTTTGGAGAAATTTATAAAGGGCAATGGGTTATTACTTCTATCAAAGAAAAACCTATAAAAATACATTATGAAGAGGACACTGGCACGGTAGCTATTTTAGAAGTTTCTGTCGAACTATTAGAGTTTGCTGGTGGAGAATTACGAGAGGTACAAAAAACGGTTAATACTAATTTATTTCAATTTCTTTCTTGATTTATTATGGCTAATTTTTATCGGTATGAAACAATCTTAGGCGATCGCTGGGATACGGTGGCATCTAAATTTAGAGATAATCCTTACGATTATGTTGACATTATTAATACGAATCCTTTATATCAGGGATTATTTATTTTACCTGAAGGAGTAATTATCTCTATACCAGTGACAGAGCAAGTTATTCGGAGGATTATACCGCCATGGGAACGGTAAGAAAACCTTTTGTGGGCATCACTTATCAAGATGCCGATATTACAAATGATGTAACGTACTTTCTATTGAATTTCACTTACACAGATAAAATAACGGGGAGTTCCCCTAGTATTGAAATGGAATTAGAAGATAGGGAAAAGATTTGGCAAAATGAGTGGTTTCCTTCCACTAGCGCAAGAATTTCAGCTTTTTTTCAATATTTTGGAGAAGGTGGACGCTTAGATGTCAAAGATTTTGAGATTGATTTATTAGAATTTTCTTTTGATAATGGTGGCGATAAATTTACTATTGGCGCTCAACAAACGCCTTTTTCTAAAAATTTACGAGAGAAACGTTCTCAAGAGTATGAGAACATAACTCTCAGTGATTTGATAACCTTGATTGCCACAAGACAAGGATTAACCTCTATAGGTAGTGTTTTTGCTATTACTTTTAAACGGATTACTCAGAATGAAGAAAGTGATTTAGAATTTTTAACAAGATTATCTGAGGATTATGGACATTTATTCAAGATTCAGGGTAATCAAATTATTAATTATCTGTGGCAAGACTTGGATGAGCAACCTGCTGATTTTACTCTTACTCGAAAAGAAATTACCAGTTTTTCAGCTACAAAAAAATTAAGTGGTATTTATAAAGGGGTAAATTTAGTTTATTTTGTAGGAGGAGATCAGGCTATTGGTGCTTTTATAAAGGCTGAAAGAGAAAATAATTCTAGCGATATTTTGGTCATTAATGAACGTGCTGAAAGTTTAAGTGAAGCTCAAGCTAAAGCAAAGGAAAAATTAAGAAAGGCAAATGCTGAGGAGTGGTCAGGTGACTTAGTTGTGGAGGGTGAATTTTGGCAAATTGCAGGAATTAATTTCAATATCAAAGGCTTTGGTAGGTTTGATGGGGTGTGGCAAATTCAAGAAATTGATCACAGTTTTTCCTCTGATGGCTGGGTTGCCTCAATGAAAATTTTTAGAATTAGAGAGTAATATTATGAAATATCGCCCTGAGCTTATTGCTATAACTGGATTAGTTATTTTTTGTGTCTCACTATTTATGGATGACTCGAAAATTCAGGCTAGTATGCAAATTGCGTCTAGTGCTATTACTGGTTATTTTGGATTTATTTCTGCTAATCTTGATGAGAAATAAGGTAAGCAACCCTTTACCACCGCTTGACATGGGTTGCTTCTTTTATCTTAGCTTAATAATTTTGAAAATAAAACACATTGCTTTTAAAAGTCAAAACTTTTACCATAAAGATTGACTCCTATTTACTTAGGTTGTTTGTTTACACTTGGTGTTTCTCCCTACGGGGAGTTTTCACCATAACAAAGTGGGGAATTATGGGGGAAATTTTTATAAAGAATAATCAGAATTCCTATGACACAAAGATTGTAGCTCTACTCTTAACACTCTCGAAAATTGTTAAGGCGGTAACGTCTTCGAGGGTTCAAATCCCTCCCCCTCCGTTTTAACAGGGATTTTCATTGACTAATAAGATTAATAAGATTATCATTTTTGTTATTCTTATTAATTAATTTCGGGGGAATTATGGGGGAAGATGAACTAAAAAAAATTAATCTTCAATTATCACGGATTAAAATACGAGAGAAAAATGGGCGGCTTTATCTTCGCGGTAGATTCCCTATTAATGGGGCTTTGGTTCGCAAAGAAATTGCTCTTAATGCTAAGGCAAATAAAGAGGGCTTTAGGTTGGCGATCGCTAAGGCTAAAGAAATTGAGTCGCAATTATTATTTGATAAGTGGGAGTTAATAGAAAAACAAAAATTGACGGTAGAGAAGGCGATAAAAGATTTTACTGTTGATTATTGGCAGAAATTTGAGAAGACCATAACGAGAGAATATAATTGGCATAAAAATCAAGGTGCTTATTTTGCGGAATTACCTGAAGATGAATTATTCAATAAGCAATTTTTACAAAAGGCTGTGACCAGTTTTCCCTCTGGTAGTTATGCACAAAAAAGATTCTGTCAATTGATTCGTCCAGTGGCAAAATTTCATCATATCGAGTTTGATTTTTTGCCTTATATGAAATATAAAAGCCCTGATATTAATTTTAAGGAATTACCAACGGATGAATCAATCAGATTGGCTTATGAGAATGAGGAATATTTACCCCATAAATGGACTCTGGGAATTTTGGCTACTTATGGTATTCGCCCTCATGAATTTTTCCGTTGTGATTTTGCTTTTGAAGAATCACCACCTGTTTTATATATTTGGAATAACACAAAAACCAGTACTAGAACGGCTTATCCTTTGATGATTAAAGGAGTTGATTTTCTTAATATTCCAAATCAATGGAGTAATTTTAATTTTAGGGTTGATCCAAGTAGCCGTGCTAATGGGCAGGTATCGCAAAATATCACAGCCTTTTTTAGAAAATATCCTTTTACCCCTTATCAATTGCGTCATTATTTTGCGGTGAGAGGAGCAATAAAGGGATTGTCTCCCGTGATTTTGTCAAAGTGGATGGGTCACGGGCTGGATGTTCACTACAAATATTATGGAAGTTTAATCGGTGATCGAGAGAGTGCAAAATTATGGAATGAGAATTTTAATTTAGATAAATATTAGATCCATTTAAGGTGATATTTTGCTGACTGGTAATATTGAGATTGCCTTCTATATTAATATTTAAGGTTTGATTCTCTCGACTCCACTCAATATTTATACCGTTTTCTCCTATTAATTTGATGCCACCCTGTACGTCAAAAGTTAGGAATTTAGTCGTTTTGTCATATTCAAGTTTTGTGCCATCTTCAAATTCTATTAAGTGTTTCCCTACACTTCCTTCTGGTGGTTGATTTTTCTCGGTATAGAAACTACCGAGTATTATGCCATCTTCACAATTTTCGTCTGTTAAAATGACGACACGATCCCCTATTTTTGGCATATAGTAGGCTTTATCTGTACCTGTTAGGGGGAATAAAACTGGTAATGGTTGGGTTAAAATACCCGGTTGCTTGTCGGTTAATTTTACCCTTGCTTTTCCGAGGGGTGCAGAATCGGCATAATTTGTGCCGTCAATATTGCCTATTCTCCATACTTGTTGTCTCATTTATCTTCTATCCAAATTATTATTTTGTTACCAAAATTTTCAAATTTAACATTAACTTTATATCGATTAGAATCTAATTTTGTTAATAATAAATAATCTCGAAAAGCGTAATATAATTGATCATTTCTTTTTGAATTTTCGGTGTATGAATTGACAAAAAAAGAGTGAGAGTAATAAATATTAAAATTGAAATTTATCATAATAAATCTTCTTGGGCTAAGTGTATTTGTCCATCCCACTCACCTTGTTTATAGGCATTTTGGGCGGTAAGGGGTGAATATATTCCGAGTTCAATATTGGCTGCATCTCTTTGAGTTGCCTGAACTTGGGCTTCTATTTTTTCTAATGGTGTCAATTCTACTTTGGCATTAGCTGATACTTCTATCTCTATCTCTGTGGGTAGTGGTGCATCTTTGGCAAACATTGCGTATCGCAACAATTGCTCGTAAGGCTCTACCCAATTATCAGTCATCCAGTTATTTTTATGACTATTCCAATCGTACCTTTGAGCGAGTCCTGCGGTTTGCTGAGTGCTTAATGCTCCTCCAGAAGTTGATTTATTAAATAATTTATATTCAGGTAAATCAACTTGAGAGATGAGAGCATCTTTAAGAAGTTCCATAATTTGAGATGCTCCTGCATAGGATCGAGTAACGTAATTAAAGCTCTCCTCGTCCATGTCTAGCAACAAGGCTTTCATTACACTTCGCCCCATTTCTGCGGAATATAACCTTTCTTGGATTTGTTTTTGTCTAGTGTTAGTTCCAGCTCTTAAATCTTCTTTTAGAGCTTGACCTAATCCTTTAAAGCCATATACGCCCTGATCATAGTCGGCTAACATTGCAGACCCTGCCATTAATCCCTGTTGCCACGCTGACCATGTGTCAAAGACTTTCTGAATAACAGAATCATTGTAGCCACTATTATAAGTTAGGGCATCATCGTAAAGTTTAGTGCCTGAAAATCTTAAAACTCTGGTATGATGCCACGTTTTTTCAAAGTCATTAAACCAAACTGAGTAATAGTCTGGGTTGTGAGAATCTTTTGTGTCAGGATAAATCTCGTATCGTGTCAATACTTTGAGCCATTCAATTGACTGAATTGTTTTTTCGTTGACGGGTTCTTTGGGATCTTGACCATCCGCAATACCGATCAATATAAAGCCATCTCCGTGTTGTCTTCCTAAAATTGATGCTTGGGTAAAGGCTTCTTTTACGCCAATTTTACCTTTTTTTGTCTTTAGTTTTTCAAGGTAATGATAAAGTTCACCAACGGGTTGTTCTGCCTGATTCTCAAGCCTAATCTGTTTTATGGACATCCAATCCCTACGACATTCAAGAGGGAAACAATTAACTAATCTAGTTAAAAGTCCTTCACTACGATAAAGATTTTCAAGATCCCTTTCGTGTAGTCTTGATATTTGATTGACGTGAAAACGTTTTGTTTTGTCCCTAGTCGTTCCTATTCCTGTTAGTGGGTTAGAAAGCCCTGAGAATATTTGATTTAGTCCGTGAGAGTCGAAATTAGTTACTTCTATTTGCTGTGACATTACACTACCATTGTTGAAAAGACATAATTTGATTCATCATTACCTACCGCTTGACCATTACCAGCACAACCACACAGAGAATCTAGCCATGTTTGAACTTGCCATCCGATAGGCACTTCTGTATTTTGAGAAATATCTAGGGATTGCTGAATCCTAAGATTAGCTTCAATTACTGGGCGTAAATTCATTTTATCTTCTTGGAATCTAAATTTTGCACTACCACTTGCTTCGGTAATTGTCTGTTCTCCTTTACTTGTCCACATGGTAAGAGCGGCGACTAGGTAAGGGCGATATTCGATTATCCCTTCGATCATGCCCTTAGATTGATTAAGTATATCGTTTATATAATCGTCTCTGGTTTCATCAGTTTCTGCTAATCCTGATTGGAGTTTTACCATATCAAAAGCGTTATTTATATTTGAAAATGCCATTTACTTACCTTTTTTCTTTTTGTTTTGTGTCCATAAGTTTTGTATTTCTTTCAATAGGCTAGGGAAAATGCGCATCCAAATCTCAGGAGAAGAAATAGCAGAAGCTGTCATTACTCCTTTAGTTATCGGATCTGTATTAAAGTCAAATCCGAGAGAAAATTTATCCCTATTTATCAAAATTTCTTCATCATCACTTACTGAAATTTTAGCATCTAAAATAATTAATTTTAACCATTTAATAAACACATCTATATCAGTTATAAAAACCATCTCTGCTATTCTTTTACTCATTTCCTGTTCTGAAAACATTTAACTATTTTTTAATAAAAAATAAAACTTTCTGATTGATTCCTGAACTTAACAGTGTCATTAATTGTGGATAATTTATTGATATTTTCTAAGTAGTTTTTAAAATCTAACCAAGTTTCTTTAATATCCGAAAAACTTTTTTTAAAATAGTCTGTTTGGATATAACGATTAATCTCTTTCAACATATACTCAACCATATATTGAGAGATTAATTCTTTATTTTTTTTCACATTTTTGACAAACTCACTTGGAGCATAAGTATTGCGTTTTAAGCAATAATCAAACGCATATAATATTAAGTTTGAGTGAATCTCCCACTTTTGTACTAACGATTCTGTCATATCTGAGTTTATTTTTCGATGGTGTCATTTACTGCTTTAATCTTCTCCAGATAGAGGACTGCATCCATTAATTCCTCTTGTAAATGATTTAACCAAGAATCAAAATGGGCGTCATTTTCTTCTAAAGTCGTGCCATATTTTTTTATCCCTAATTGTGACCGTTTATCATATTTATTTTTGACTAATTCAACAATATTATCTTTCATAAATTATTAGTTACTTAAGAGAAAGTTATTACAATAATTTTAACATATTAATTAATATTAATAATCAAATATTATCTTTATTTTAAGTACCTAAAATACTGGCAATTCCTCTTAATTGTAAACAAGCCCATGCACCTGATGAAGCGTCTGTATAATCGTTGGTTAATGGTTTAGGAGTACCATCAAAACCATAAATTGCGTTTAAGTAGCGCTCATTCCAATGACCTTTAAGTAAAAATACATTACCTCGTTTCGCATCACTAGCTAAAGGTTTAGCACGAGTTACTTTATCCCCTTGAGGGCGTACTCCTTCGGTGTCAAATCCCCATAATAATTTCTTAAGATTCGCTTCGACTCTTAATCCTGCACTACCACCTTCTAACTCCCACCGAATTGGCACATAATTGCCGTCTTCTTTAGCGGTTTCAAGCATCCAATCATCAGAATCGGCTGGTGATAATTGTTCTGCACGGGCATCGAGAATATAATAATTGCCTGAGTCATAAGCCATCTTGACTGAAGCGGTATAATAAGCATCGGCTTTCATTGCCTGAGCTGTGGCGGCCATATCCCAAAATCTAATACCATCCATGGCAAATGGTAATGAGTCGATAATCTGAAACCACTCTTTTTTAAATACTTTACCGCCACCTTTGATATTTGCTGGTATGCAGAATAATTCTTCGTCTGCACCGATACCATAATCTTTAATTAATTGCGATCGCCATAACCTCTCATTTTCCTTACTATAATCCCAATTATTGACGAGACAAATACGTTCGTAGAGTCCAGCTTTGATGGCATCATCAAGGTCATATTTGTGAATGGAGTAATCGAATTTTCCTTCAAAAGTTTGTTGAATTATTTGGTTGAAATAATTATCAATTCCATTGTGGGTTGAGATGATTCTAAGTTGTCCACCCCATGCCAAAATTGCCATCCCAGCTTTTAGAAGTTCGGGCAAGTCATCATGAAAAGCGGCCTCGTCAATTACTACTTTTCCTTTCTTGGCTCTTAAGTTTGAAGGACGTGAAGATAAAGCAACGACTTTATGACCACTGGCAAATCTTACTCGATAAACTAATATACTGCGATCGCCGTCTTCTAAAATATCTTTTTCGATACCATTGGTTGCTAATTGATAGGAATTTGCCCACCATCCCACGTCTTCAATATATTGCTCACTCATCTCACGGTTATAGCCAATATAGTAGGTAGAGCATCCTTTAGATTGTGAAGCATCAAGAGCGGAAATGGAGGCATCTCCCCATGATAGTCCTATGCGTCTTGATTTTTGACAGATTTTGACTCTACTATTATCAATCGCCCATTTTTGCTGGTAAGGAATCAGTATCGGTGGCATCTTCCGAAATACCGAGGATTCTAGCCCTGATTTGGTTTGCTTCGATTTCTGTAAGCCCACGGTCAGATCCCATTTGGCTATTTTCGCTAGTAGTTTGGGCGACAAGCCATTGCCTAAATAATTCGGTATTGGCGACAACTGGTTTAAGTCCATAGGATTCTATTAGTTTAATTGCTGATTCTAAGTCTTTAGGTTGTGGTGGCAATACTCTATCTAAAGCCCATTGTGGTACGCCCATATTGGTTACTTCTTTGTCATGGGTTGTGTGAGTTTGTCGCCATTTTTCTTTATACCCTATGATTTGATTATCTGAATTGTAAATAGGGACTTCATTAATTATCAATAATTCAATATTTCTCTCCCTTGTAATTCTGTGACCAAATTTAATTAATTCTGTGATGCGATCTTTCGCGGCTTTTTTAATTGTTTCTGGTAAATTTTGCTTGAATTTTTCCTGTGCTTGACTTACTCTTTCAATAAATTCTGGATTCTTTTTTAACCATCTATAAATAGTTTGTCGAGGAATAGATAATTGCTCGGAAATATAAACTAAAGTTTGTCCTTCTTCTAATAAAGCACATATTTTATCTACGGTTTCGAGGTCATATTTTGCCATAATTACTTACTTTAATCTTTATTCTATTATACTATTTGTAATGTTTAATTAGCACAAAAAAAGGGGATTAAATCCCCTTATAGCAATCATAACTTATTAATTATTATTGTATCTTTTCTATGATAGATTTCTGATTAACTAGAAAATTTCTCCCGTTTTTTTTCCAATCTTTTAAGTGTATTAATTCTCCTGAGTTAATACGAGTACGGATTACGGAAGGAGATATATTAAATTGTCTGTAGGCTTCGGATAAAGAAATCCAATTTAATGGCGGTGGGATTAATTTATTGATTTCTTCTTTGAGTTGAGCAATTTCCTTTTCTAAATTTTTAATTCTTGTTTCGTGATTCATTTCTGACAAAGTTGATTAAAATTATTGATTACTTTTTTAAATGTTTCTGTGTCTATTAATTCAATATTTTCGCATTGATAAGTTGTAAAAATCGTAGTTAAAACAATTGAATTCATTATGGTATTAAAAGAGATGCTTACAAGATTGTTGGCATTAATCAACAGGGAATTATTAGTTGTTTTTTCTTTAATTAATAAATAATTCATTGATGTTGGTCTTTTAGTAGTGATTTATAAGCATTCAAATAATTAAAATTTTGAGTTTGTACAGTGATTAATAAATCAATTAATTCCTCTTTAGAAAATTTATTAGATTGTCGCTTAAAACTTTCTAAGAAAAATTGTTGCTCGTGGGTTAATTCTAGTTTTAAATAGTTCATTTATGAATACCTAAAATGTATTTTGATTTCTCTAAATTCAATCTCATTGACAGGATAATTAGGGTCAATTTGTCTGACTAAAATCATGTCAATTAAATTATCCTTGCTATATCCATTTACTTTTATACCTAAGTTTTTAGCAAAGTTTTTTACATCTTTTTTAGACATTTGTTGGAATTGGTATCGTGTATATTTTGTTGTCATTTTACCTCCATCATTTGTTGATATTGTCCTAATCTTTTAAGAAATTCAATCCGCCAAGGTTTAGGAGAATCGGTAAAAACCTGATAAGTGCGAGGACTCCCACAAATTACGACAACCGCTAATTGATTGATTTTAATGCCGATTTCTTCACAAGCGATGCTATAAGCACCAGCTTGAATAAATTTATGTTCAAGCCATGGTTTTTTCTTCATTCTTTGAGAAGATGTCCAATCAATAATGGTAGGCGATCCTTCAAAATTACAGATTAAATCAGGTTGCCCTTTAAATTTATGTTTATGGCAGAATAATCTTTTTTCTATGATTAAATCACCTTCATTTTTAATTACCTTTAATAGTGGAATAATTAAATTTAAAGAGGGATGGTCAACAGGGTTTTCTTTGCTGAACAAATAATCTTCTATGGCTTGGTGAAGATTTGTACCGTTATCTAATATTTTTTGCCGTTCAAT